CGGTAAATCCAATGTTTGAGGTTTCAAAAGTAACCTCTGGAGTTGTGTTTTCAAATCCCCTCTTTAATGAGAGAGGTAACGCCAACATTCCAGCCGATGCTGATATTAACGTTTTCCATGTTGATTCAGTAATAAAAGTGGTATCTGTAAATGTGTTACCTGACTTTATTAATGATACTCCTATAATTTCTGGTAGTAATGAATTGAAGTCTGATCGACCTGCAAACGCAACTACCTTTCCGCATGTACTCATATTTTTTTATTTAACAATTTATACTTTCTTTAAGTTGGTATTCTACGGTTGTTTCAAACTTCACTAAGTAGAATGGCTCTAAATTATCTCCCTCTTTTATCAAATCAAAATCTTTAAATGCTTCGCGACCTGTCACAATTTTGGTAATATCAAACTCAGAATCATTCAACCATTTACCAACGTCCCGATGTAGATATTCTGTTGCCCGTTCTGTAACTGCTGGATAAAGTACATCAAGATTGACAGCAAAATAAACATCTACTGAAGCAACGTAATCCAATTGCGATAACGGATCTATTTCATCCCCTACAACCATAAATGATAAACCATCTACACCCGTGTTTAATAATACTTCTGAATATTCGGTTGTTGATGCTGTTTGTATTTCTGGAATCGTTTGCCCGTCGCGCTCGTTAACATAAGCCCTACCATAAGCGGTATAAGTGTTATTTGCTATATCGGTAAACAGATTAGCGTTAAACTCACCCTTTAAAATATCAATATGGTAATCTACTCCTATGCTCATCTGATTGTATTGATTTGAATTTTAGGATTACCAAACATTTTTTTCAACTTTTTGATTTCATCAGCCAACTGTTTTATGACCCCCACGCTATTGGCAATATTTTCTATATTACGCGTTCCATTAAGATCAATTAACGCTTCTGTTTTTATGATGCGCTCATCTCTGTTAGAACGTGTTGTGGTAGCCATTAGATTAAGCAAATCGGCGGCTATTTGTAATTGTAATGCCTTTGCAAACCTGTCTTTATTCTCAACTACAATTGAGGTATGATCTTTGAAACTGGAAATATCAAAATTTAACCCCCATGTTTCATCAGTGTACTCAACATTGTTAACATCGAATAATGTTTCTGCATTCCATCCAGTTACCTGAATTGGAGTAATGCCTAAACAATTAAAGCATGTTTGCGAATTTGCCGACTCATAATCTCGGTTGTGTGCTGATGCTGATAATCCAGAACGTAAATAGCCTATATAATATTTTCCTCCTACAATACTGTTTGCTGCTGGCAAATCCCAATTCAAAGCCGTGTGCTTATCAGAATCCGCGACCGTTGTAATTTCTTCACTATCCTGTAAAGCGTTTTTACTTGAATGGAATAATAATATTTTGACGGTATCAATGTCATCAAATGTTAATATGATTTTGTTAATTATCACATTAATATCTTTAGCCTTTGCAACGTCAATTTCATAACCAACAAAATCAGTAGTATTTGTTAAGGTATTAGTAAAGTCGGATTCAAACCTAAACAACACGCGATTTTCAATCAAATCATCATCAGAAAATACAGTTTTTAATAAGTTGATAAAAGAACTTTTTTGCCTGTTATCAATAAATGTATTAAAATTAACATCACTTATCGCCGTATCTTCCTGACTGTTTTTAATATTTTTCGATGTGATTAAACCCGATATGTCATTAACATACAACCCTGAAGTACTGGCAATATTACCAGCATCCATTAAGGTTGTATAGCCTGTTAATGTCGATTGTCTAAACCCGACTAAACCTAAAAGACTATCTATTTCAGTTACCCTTATCATTTTTTAATTAAATAATGTCCAGTGTATTCTGTTGTTGATGTACCTGTTTGCACTAATCCCATTCGATAATACAAAAATGCTGGCTTATAGATATTCCATCCAAACGTGGCATTATCTACAATGGTTGTTGTATCATTGACCGCAATAGATATATAACCTGTCACATCTGTAAGAGTCACGTAAGTAGTGCCATCCAAAGAACCTTGTAATAGAATGGTTCCTGCTGATGTTCCTGTAATATTCTCGGCCAATACCAAACCCGACATACTTTCCACTGATCTTGTAACTTTTGGAAGAGTCAAATAAGCAGTTTCAGTATTCGTTAATGTATCGACTGTCCAGACTGTTGCCTGGTTGAAAGTTTGAGCGGTTGCCGTCATCCCGAAGGCCAACACCGCAATAAGTATAATTAACTTTTTCATGTCGCTTATGTTAATAGTCCACATTTAAAAACTGGATTTGCGTTTGATGTAGTTTCTGGAGCATAAAATGGAGCAAGATCGCAAGAAATTTCAGTTTGAATGTCAATGTCCTGAGTTTCTGCTGGTGATGCGTTGTCGGCTGCTGTTGCGTATTGGTGAACAGCAAAAGTTAATCCTGAACCTAATGGATCGGGCATTGTGAAATATTTACCACCGTTTTTGAAAACATCGCCAAAACCTTCACGGTTTAGTTTAGGAATCCAAGGTAAAATACCTATTGTTCCCTGTGGTATCATATAACTCATATACTGATAACCTGAATCATTTGCAAAAGCAGTTGAAGTATGAGGTGTTAATCCCATGTCCTGCCATTGCAAGTTAGTTGAGTTGCCTTGACCTTGATTGGTAATTTGACCCATTTTAATTGCAGCACCAATATTATTTAGCACGTCAAATTGACCGCCGTAATATTGTTCTTTCATAAACATTTGAATATGCTGGAAGTAATAATCTTCTTTCGCGGCTGCTACTCCTAGAATATAATTTGAAGCATCCCACGTTCCAGATTGCGGTGTTAATGATACAACTGCTTGTGATTTGTTAGTACTCAAAGAAGTGACTAAAGCGGTTTCTACTCTCTCATGCCAGTCAATAAACGCACTGCGATATTGAGCCGCAACATGGTCCGCAAGTGCAAACATATCTTTATCACCCTCTTTAATCGAATACTTAAATTTCTGAGCGTAGATAGTATACGTAGCATTTGCAGTACTGGAATCATTAATTGATCCTGTGTGTGCTGCTGCTCTTGCGCTTGCGTTGGTTGTACTTTGTTTGTTTAACGTCTTAACGGTAACTGTTGTACTGTCTGACGGTTTTTGGTTCCATTGAGCTTCTCGCTCTGATATTGGAATTAAAAAGTCCGTGTTCTTCAAGAAGATACCCAAAGCCGCTGATGGTTTAACCTTAAATTCTGGCTTAGTCATCATTTCACCTAGCTTATAATTGGCAGCCGCTTGTACGGAATCTGTGTAATTTGCCATTGTTTTTATTTATTAGATTGTTCAAATTCGGCGACTAGTTTTTCACCTTCAGAACTCATTGGATCAATATTATTGCTATCCATATGTTTCATTACATCATTCATCGTTTTAAACTGACCAGAACCATTGCCATCATTATCACCAGCACCACGACCGTTAACCGTTAACCATCCGTTAGTTTTGGCATAATCTGTTAACACGTCCTTAACTGGTATAGGTTTTTCTAAATTATCTTTTAGAACTTTATCACCACGTTTGGCAACAAAAACACCATCATCATAACCAAAATTTAACTCTGTTTTGGCTAATGTGTTAAATTGTGTTGGCTTAATCCCTGTCAGTCCATCGGGAAGATGGATCGCTAATTCACCATTTATTTTATAATTGCCTATTTCTGATTGTAGGCCTGTGATCTCTTTATCTTTAAGTCCGAGATCGGTTTCAAGTTTGCCCCGTAGCGTTTCCAACGAAGCTGATAATTCTTTTACTTTTTTATCAGGCTCAATTTTAGCATTCTTTAAAGTCTGTTGTTCGTATGTTGTAAAGATATTATCAAAGTTTTTACCTTCAATATCAATACCGAACTTTTCCTTTACTCGTTTCGCTTCCATTTCAACGCCTGTAACTTTACCTTCGTTGTAACCCTCTTTTTTAACGGTTTCTTTTAATCCGTTCAGGGCTGCCTCGTCCAAAAATGTCCCGGACTTATATTTCACTTCCACCTCTTCATCTGAGGTAATCGCGGCTTTCAATGCCTCAATATTAACGCCTATCGTATCTGATAGAAAACTACTTAATTCTTTTTGTAACATTATTATTTTTCTTTTGTTGCTGGCTTCTTAGCAACTGGTTTATAATCATTTTGCCCAACCTGATCTTTATTTGGTGCCAACTCATATAACAACCCTGTTGAAAGTTTTATTGAGTTATTTGTATGAGCATCAAGTTTGCTTATTGATACATGCCCGCGTGATGTCAACTCTTTACTTAACAAATCACCATACTTTGGATTGTCTTTCATATGTAATTCGCTGGTTAACTTATCCCTTACTGGGATTTGCTTTCTTGTATCGTACTTTACTTTAAATTCTAAATATTTCATTTTATGTTGTATTAGTTTCTTGACCAATTAGCGGTGTTGTTTCAATTGTTCCTAAATATGTTTCAAATTCTTTGTTTAATGAATTAACATCTTTACTTAATAAATCAATTTCTGTTATTGTTTTATACCATTCTGGAAAATATATTTTTGCTTTCTTGTCTGATTCCAATACTGGTAATTTTATTAAATCTTCATCAGATTTGTGTATAAACGGCTCTAATTTTATACTCTTTTGTGCTATGGTTAAATTCTGTAAATCATTTGCAAACTCTGATTGATAGAACTGAATCAATAAATAATCTAAAGTAACTTTAGGCGCGTTCTTTTCTCTTGCTGTTTCGTATTTTTTCCAAATGACATCAGGCGGCTCGACTAGAAATCTACGACCGTATGAAATAGAGGAACCATTATAAGTAGTAAGATAAAACGTTCCTATAAAGTTGGTCATTTTCTTTTCCATGTCCTCAAACGCGTCGGCAAAATCATTCAATCTATCATTGACTGGTTGCACGTTTAAGAAAGCAGCGGTTGCGGTTTCGTTGTTGGCATCTTTAGCCATCTTTGAACCCCACATGGTTAATTCCATTAACGCTTGTATATACTCCTGTTCGGTTCGCATTTCCTGCCATGCTGTTATATCAGGAGATATATAACCCGCTAAGTCTGGTGCTAATTTTACCCCCTCGTCGGCTGGTATTTCTACATTGATAATATCGGTAACATGTTTATTTAGATTTTTACCCGTTCCGTTACAATGTGAGCAACTTTTACCGTTAATATATCCTGAGCCTTTACAGTAAATACAATCTGACAAGTATCGCCAAAATATAGGATAGCCATGTAAGAACTCCACTAAGTTTTTAATAGTTCCGGTTCTTAAATAATGATCTGCCAGTGATATGATAACCTCAAACGGACTTTCTGCATGGGTTAAATCTGAATTGATTATATTTGAATTGATAATTGCAGGAACTTCGCCAAATGGATTTGTAAAGGTTTCATCTTCTACAATAGTGTAATTTTCACCAGCCTTTTTTATTAAAGTATCGTTATCCTTATCAACGAATCTATAATAAATCACATCTTTTTTGTCATCTACTATGTAAGGATTAAACAATACCCATTCAACGGTTCTGCCATCTGACTTGTAATTCTGAATTGATTTAATTGATTTTATTGTCGGGTAGGTTTCATTGTCTTTTACTTCAAAGAAAACTAAACCAGCAGGATCAGTATAGTACTTGTTTGCTTGTATGTCTTTAATCCATGTCCTGATTGCTTTGCCATGCCGGACGTTGGACAACTTGCCGCGTAAAGTTTCTTCTTTGGCCTTTTGGTCTATGCTGTAGATATTACCGCCACCCTTTGCGCTGAATACCTTGTCTATCGGTCTTGATAGATTAGATAAGGCATAACGATTAGTTGTTAGATAGTCCTGTCTTAGTTTTAATTGGTTTTTGTTTTCAATACCACCGATTAGAGTTAAATACTTGGCGGTGTCTTTTCCGTTGATATGAACGTTTAACCGTTTATGCTCAATAACGGCTTCATTAACCCAACTAGGGGTGCCTAGTTTAATGATTTTGACAATATCATCTAACTCCATACTTTATAAAATATGGAAACAAAGATAATAAAAATATCAGTTGTTTAGAATGGTTTTAAATAGAGGGAGTTGTTTTGTAATATTTATTACCCAATAACAGTTACATTTTTATAAATATTATCTGGGTTTATACCGAACCCTTTTTGTTGTTTAGGTTGGTGAGGTTTGAAATATAATACCCAATGGTTATAATCCTCTTTCATACGTCCGCTTGTTTTCCATCTCCAAATAGTGACAAGACTAACGCCTATTTTATGCGCTGCGAATGACTGACTACATATCCAACTTTCGTTTGTATTATTGTTTATTAATAGCATGTCAATATACTTTAGCACATTTCTTATTATGTTCCATTATTACATATCTCAAAGCCGCCAATCCATCAGGCTCATGACCATCAGGCTCAGGAACTATTTTATTATTCTTATCTACTTTCCAGAACCATTTTTCCAATCCCTTTTTTAAATTGATTGATCTGTCTGTTATATGAATGTTGTAACCTCTTAGTTTGTTGATTCCTGCTATTACACTACCTGGCTTTTTCTTGACACCACGTACATTAAAACCATACTTTTTTAAGTCATCTATTTCGGTACGTCCTGCACTGTCTGCAATGATTTGTTGACCTCGTTGAAAGTCTATTAATACCATTTGGTCTACTATTGCCATACGTTCAGCACCCTGTATTCTTTCCGGCATTAAGTTATTTAATGAAAACAATTCATCAACATACAGATTATTATCTTTTAACCATACGTCAATTAATACTGTTGGGTCTGGTGATACTCCAAAGTCCATGCCTGAAGATATACGCGGCGCGTTGGCTGGTACATTGCCAAATTGATAATTATAGATCCTACGTTCTGAGTAATAACCTGTTTGTCCTAAACCGTAAACCCTATACCATTCTACATTATCTTTACGTGATTCTATAAAATCAATTTCAGATTGGGGGCACATTTCATTGTCCAGATAGGTAACTATTATTTGTTCGCTTATCGAATTGCCTTGATTGTCTTTTAGTTTTGGCACCTCAGTATGTGCCCAAAATTCAAAGTCTGGATTGTAATCTATATAAACTTCACCATGTGTACGTCCAATGTAAGTACTTGCAACCTCCCAGCCTATTTTATTACCCTCGTTAATGTATAGTTTTTGTCGGCGTTTAGATTTTCCTGCCTGTTTTTTAATGTCAGAAATATATCTGAATTGAATGGTCCCACCGTTATGAGATAAATCTTTCGATGATCGGTTGTAATCTTTTGACCAGTCCAATCCCATGCGTTCATATAACTTTTCAAAGTCACTTATTGCACCGTCTTTTAAATTGTCGTATGTATCGGAAACGACCGTAGTAATACACTTTTCTTTTACAGTATCTTCAAATAGTATATCTGCTATTGATACATTTTTCCCAGCACCTTGACCGCCTTGAATGACTTTAATTTTGGAAGTCATCCTTCTGATTTTGTAATATGTTGAGGTGCGGTAAATCATACTTTTTCAAATACATAATTGCCGGGAGTAACTTCAATACATACATTATACTGATCTACCCACTCACCTATGAAATCATCAAATGTTAATCCCGTTATTGGTTCAGATTCTTCTGTGTATTCATATTTAACAACTACTGTTATTTCTCCACTTTTTAATTTGTTACTCATCTTCAAACTGTTTAGAAACGTTTTTGTATTCAAAAGGTTTTGATTCGACTTTAGCCTCTACAACATTGGTAGACTTATTAAACGCACGATCAAATAGTTCTTGTGCTGCTCTTACATCACCCTGAACCGCTTTATCATACAACGCTGTTATAATTGCATTGAGTTTAATGGAATCATTCTCATAGAGTATATCGCGTACTGCTTCTTTGATTCCTTTTGGTGCGCCTTTCCTATTTATGTTTTCAGGGTTTTTGTCAAATCCTGCTGTATTTCGTTTATCTCCGAAGTTGGTCATTTCAAGTTGTTGTTAAGTTGTAATTAATATCTAACACTAAAAATATAATCTCCATTTTTGCAACCTTTATGCAATACCTCCCTTTCGAGTTCAACCAATTCATTTACTAAGATTTTAACATTAACACTAGATTCTCCATCATGTGTTAAATGCTTTATTCTGAATCCTAGATAATTAATTCGTTCGGAATGGACGGGCATAATAAATGCACTATCAAAACCCTCAATAGGTTTGAAGTTTTCCCCATCGAATGAAATCTCAGTAGATCCACCAATGCAATCAACTTTATATTCTACCTTTATAAATTCCTGCTTTGTACAACTTACAAACAACCCTACGATTAAAATTAGTATTAGTGTTTTCATCCTACAAAAATAGTTAATTATATTCTATTTGTCAAGTTTTTGCCCCAAAAATTGGACTCGAACCAATATACTAAGCCTATTAGGCTTTTGCTCTACCGTTGAGCTATTGAGGGGATTTGGTTTATCTTCCTGCTGATACCCTTCTTTGAACTCTTTGCTTTCTTTGCAGATGAGGCTTTGTTACATTGTCTTGTTTAACTCCCAAGTCCTTAACTCCCATGTTGTATTTTATTAAATCCATACCCCATATTTTGCCTAAACATCCGCTTACCATACTTTCAATTTGTTTTCTGGAATGTCTTATACTTCCATCTGCATTTTTAAATTTCTTTTTTGAATTTTTCATCTTCTTATTGTTAGTGTTAATTTCTGTAAAAATACAAAATAATT